CGGCGTGGCCGCTCCTGGGGCGCCTGTCGTCGGCGTGGCCAGCGTGTACGCGGTGGCAGACGCATCCATGATGCAGACCGTCCCGTGGGTCTGCGTGATGGCGCCCCCTCCTGTCAGATAAGTGATGGAGAGATCCTGGTCGACGTAAGGGCCGAAGGTGCCAAGGTTCTGATCCATCGCCCCTCCACCGGTGCCGGTGTAGGTGAGAACCGAGCCGACCAGTGCCGCGCCCAGCAGGAGGAGCACGACAACCGCGGAGTGAGCTGTGAAAACCGCTAGAGCAAAATGCATGAGAGTGTCTCCTTGAGAATTTTCACCACAGAGGCACCGAGGCACAGAGAAGGCCAGGGCAGGAAGAAACGCATTCAAGAATGGAGTTTGTCGTTTTCACTGCTGGATTGTTCTCTGTGTCTCTGTGTCTCTGCGGTGGACTGGTTTGGTGCAAATTGTTACTGATCGAGATCGAGCTGCGCCGTAACCATGCGGGCGCGCGCCAGATCGATCGGGATGGGCTTTGAACGCTTGTTGCTGCAATCGGCGCAGGCGTCGCAGCGGCAATTGCACTTCTGCTCGAGTTGATCGTCTTCGCCGCTGCCATCGGGAGTGTCGCCGCCGGTGACGACATCGGCGCGGGCTTCGATCTTCTTTTCCAGTCGGGCGCGGATCCCGGCCGGCAATCCTTCGAACCAGTCTGCCGAGCGCAGCTCGCGGGCGAACGCAACCGCGGTGCGCGCTCCCACGCTGGTGCCTTCATAGGCGGGATAAGTGACCGGACCGACGTCGTAGAGGTCGGAGAACTCCTCGATCTCGCGGGTATAGACGGTCATCTTGCCATTGTCGATCTCTTCCTCGCGCGTGACCTGTTTCGACACGTTGAAGGCGAAGCTGCAGCCGGTCACATCGCCACGCTGGACGAAGCACCGCACATCTTGCGCGATATGAGTGCGGGCATCGAGTTCGGCGTCGTAGGTGAGGCCCTTCTGATCCTGCACCAATTTGAGCGTACGGTTCTCCGTGCGGCCCAGCACGTTGTTGGGATCGTGATTGAAGAGGCAGCGCACGTCCTGGCGTTCACGAAGCACGCGGTCGAAGGCACCGGGCTTGATGGTTTCCACCAGGCGCATGCCGTACCCCTGGAAGAGGACATACTCTTCGTTGAAAATAGCGGCATAGCCTTCGAGCCCTGGTTTGGCGTCATCGCCTTTGGCCCGGACCTCAGCACTTTTGGTGAAACGGCGTTCAATCATCGGTTTTAGCTCCTAGCTCCTAGCTTGCTTCCACTCCTCGCGCCAGTGCGGCCCGTGAAGGCGAATGCAGTGCTCGCGCCACTCCGCGCCGATCCGCGAATTCACGCCCTCGATGAAGGCGCCGATGAGGCGTGCGCGGTCGAGCTGCGGTTGCGAGAGTTGCGGTTGCGCCGGCAGCTTCATCGTGTTCTTCCACGTTTCTCGCGCAGCGGCGCGGGGCGCGGCTGCGGACGGGGTTTGCTCATGGTCTGGCCGGCGCGATCGAGCGCGGCGGTTTCGGGCGATTCTACGGCCACGCGCGTTGTTCTCACTTCGCTCGCCGTCAACACGCCGTTCTGCAAGAGAATCCGCTCGGTCTGCGCTTCTGCCAAAGGAGCCTCCACGGCCACGCCGGCACGAATGCGGCGCACGGCCTCAATCGCATCGATGTCTTCCACGCGCAGAACGTCAAGCATCAGGACTTTCATGCGATGGGCAGATCGTCCTCGATGCCGTCTTCTTCTTCCGGATCCGGCTCGCGATGGCACTTCTCGCGCAGGAAGTCGATGGCGCGGCGGAGTTCACTAGCCGCGAGCTGATCGGAATACACAGGCGAGTCATTAGAGCCCGCTTCGCTTACCCGATGCGCGATGCCACGGATATAGTCGCGCACATGCTGTGCGCTCTTTTCGCTGAGGCGCATGTCGCCGGGCGTGACGGGATCGCACTCGAAGGCGGCGGCGATCGCCGTCAGAGTAGGCGTGAAACAGCGCTGGAAGTCGGCCTCATCGGGCTTGCTGCGGGCGAGAATGCGGCCTAAAGCGTCGCGGAAGAGTGGGGCAAAGAGGCGGAAATAGTGCTTAACTTCCTGATCGACCGATCGCTTTCCTCCCTGCGTCGTTCCGCTCGCGGGTTGCGCTCCGCCGTCGCCGCCATCCTGATCGTTGCCGCCCTGGCCTTCGCCAACGTCGCTCGAACCCGCGGCAGATCCTGGTTGCGGGCCTTTCACCGATTCCTCGTTGACCACGATCATGTTGACCGGCTGCCAGAGCTTGTCGCCGGCGCGGCCGCTCTTGAACTGTTTGTCGGAGTAAGGCTGCTCGCCCAGCAGGGCGCGGCCTTCGTCGACCGTGTAGAGGCCGGCGTAGCGGCCCATCTGCACGCCCTTCAGAAGATCGGCATAAGTGGCGCGCTCGAAGTTCGTGGTGTTGAAGCGGGAGTAGAAGCGGCCGGCGTTGCGGCCGGTGCGCGGGAAGAGCTTGATGTTGATGGCCTGCTCCCACTTGTTGAGCCAGGGCTTCAGCACGAAGACCAGGAACTCGAGGGCGCGCTGCTCCATGTTGGCGCGGGACTCTTCGGAGATCCCGAGAAAGTGCGGCGGCACGCCAAAGATGGCCGCGAGCTGTTCGCGGTTGAACTTGCGAGTTTCGATGAATTGCGCTTCATCGGGAGGGACGCCAACTTTTTCCCAGCTCCAGCCGCCATCGAGCAGCGCCGGCTTGTTCGCCTGGCCGCGAGCGTGGCCCGCGATCCAGGACATGAGCGCCGCCTTTTTCTTGTCGTTAGCGACGATGCCCGTCGCTTTGAGATATCCGCCCGGCCGCGCATCGTTGGCGAAGAACTTTGCGCTGTACGATTGCGCAGCCAGATCGGTGCCCAGAACTTCGCGGCCGTAATACTTCACCGGGCTGAGACCGACGAGCGAGTCGAGGCCCATGCCTTTCACGTGGACCATATCCTGGCGGCGGATGGCGCGCTCATAGTGGCCGGGCGTGTCGGTGGTTTTGTAGAACAGCTCGCCATTGTCGATGGGGCCCGCGGGCCTGCGCCCTTGTTCGCCGGCGATGTTGCGGTAAGGGAACGTGGCGAAGGGGCTGCGCAGGTAGAGCGCCGCGGGCTGGCCGGCGCCGTTGTAACCAATCTCGCCATAGCAGTTGCCGGTCTGCAGGAGATGGACCTGGCCGGTCTGTTTCACGTCGGCGGCGCTGGTTTCAGGATTCATCTGCAGGCTGAGCACGTCGGCCAGGGGATGCGAGTAAGTGACGGCTTCGCTGCCGTCTTTGTTGATTTCCACCACTTCGAGCGGGGTGAGCGAAACCGCATCACTCAGCACGCGGATGCAGCCGACGTAGGCCGCGATCTGCATGGCGGTGAGCTCGTTGACTTCGACGCCCGATTCGGAGGGCGCCACTCCAAACCAGCCGGCGAAGTAGTCGGCAGGGAACGAAATGACGGAGCTGAGAAAGTCGCGGAACTCAGTGCGCAAAGAGGGAGGCATTCAGCTCTCAGCTTGTCTTGCCGCGCGCCGCGGTCGCTGCAGCGAATAAAAGCATCGTTCCGGCCGCCAGCGGCCCCAGCGGGCGATAGATCCATGCGGCGCCGGCGACGATCAGCGCAAAGCCCAGGAGGAACGCGGCGATGGTGAAACGGTTCATCAGGGGGTCAGCGCCAGGTCAGCTTCGATTGATCGACGGCAATTGTTTTCGCGCAGATACGACACTGGAACATCTCGCAACCGCTGCACTTCCCGAGACTCTCCATCAGGTGGCGAAAATAAAACCAGCACCTGAGTTCGATCCAGAAAGTCATGACTTGTGTGCGCCACAGTCGAACACGATCTGATCCTTCACCAATTCGCCCGCGCAGACTTCGCCGCACTTCCTGCAATTGCCGAACACGCTCACGCCGCTGCTGTCTCCCCTTGCGGCCGTCGCCATGGCTCGATTCATCGCATTCAGCAGGGCGCTCACGGGATCGATCTTCTTCGCGGCCGATTCCTTCGTAGGAAAGAGATTGTCGTTGCGATCGCGATGCGCCACCACGTTGCTCATGGCCCATTCGAGGACCGGATCGCCGTCATAGTGGAAGCGGCCGTCATAGACCGCGGCTTCCAACTCGTTCATCGGTTCGCTCAGGCTCTTCACCACCTGAGCGATCTCCACCATGGTCAGGCCTTCCTGCTGCAGGTGGTTTACGATTTCGACCGCGTTCCAGGGATCGTGCGCGACTTCGCGGACGTCGAAGCGGCGGGCGTCGTCGCGGATTGCGTCCTCGACCTGGTCGAAGTCGTTGACCTCGCCGGGGCAGGTGCGGATCCGCCCCTCGAGGACCCAGCCCTGGTATTGCGAATTCTGCGATTGCTCGACTGTGGCCTCGGGGAGGAAGTAGGTGCCGAAGGCGTAGTAGTGGCGCTTAGCGCCTCGATCAGTTTCTCCTGCAGCCGGGCTATCAGAACCGGGTTCGCCGCGATGTACATGATCAGATGCTGCCGCTGGCTTTCCGTCAATCCGTGTGTTTTCTTCATCTGTCCAAAATAGCTTTACGCTCGCGAGGATGTCGAGCTTGTTGGCCAGGTCGAGGCCGATGATGCAGGGCTGGCCGATAAAATCTTCCTCGCGTAAACTCGGATCGGCGCACTTGCGGAAGCGCTGCATATCCATCCAGGAGTGATCGGCGTTGACCCAGACGTTGCAGTGCTTCGTCTTGAACGTAGGCTGGGCGCTGGCGAGCTGCAGCGCCTTCTGGAGCTTCTTTTCAATCTCGGCTGGGTCGACGGAGACTCCCCAGTTCGGATTGGCCTTGCGGATGTTCTCGATGAGCGCCCAGTCATCCTCATCGTCGATCGTAAAAATGATTCCGAAAAAAGAATCGTCGTCGGCGCTGCGACCGAGGATCCGGCAAACGTATTTGTGCTGCTCGTAGCAGATGCCGGCGCGGTTGCTGCCGGCCGTAGTGATATCCCAAAGGATGCTGCCTTCGCGCTTGCCGTTGGCCGTGTCGAGGTTGTCGTGAAGATCGCGGGTGGGATGAGCGTGAAGCTCGTCGGCGCAGGTGAAATACGGATTGATACCCTCGACGGAGTTGGCATCGGAGCTGAGCGGGCGGAAGAAAGAGTCCGTGGAAACCTGATTGATGGAGTGGGCGCAAACGTCGACGCCGGCGCGCTGGCAAAATTCCGGCATCTTGCGCAGCATGGCCTGCGAGACGAAGAAAACGACGCGAGCCTGGTCGCGCGTTGTGGCTGCCGCATAGACCTCGGCGCCAGGCTCATGCTCGGCGAAGGCCATGTAGTTCGCAACGGCTGAAGTGAGAGCAGACTTGCCGTTGCCCTTTGCGACCTCGGTGTAGACGCGGCGAAAACGCCGACGTCCGGAGATGACGTGCAGCCAGCCGAAGATCGTGGTGAGGATGAAGCATTGCCACGGTTCGAGGCGAATGTTCTGGCCGGCGAGCTTGCCCTTGATGTGAGGGCTGAGTTCAACGAACTCGCAGACGCGCTCAGCGGCAGCATTGTCAAAGCGATAAGGGAAGCCAGGATCGTTGCGATCGGCGCGTACGAGATCATCGACCTGGCGCTGGCACGCGAGACGCACCCACTTGCATGCTGGTATCTCGCCGGCGAGGACCTGGCGGATGTATTCATCGGCGAGAGCGACGTGCGGCGCGGGATCCGGCTGTTGGATGCGGACGGCAAGATTTGTTTCGTGCGACTGATTAGTGGCTACTCTGGCTTTGCGGGAGCGAACTTGTTCCAGGGATCGCTTTTTGGCGGTTGCTGCGGCGCGGCGCTTACCCGGCTGCGGTCGCTGGGCGTCATCCCGAACTTTGCGAGCAGGCTTAGAAGCTGGCTTACTTCGCCGCCGAGGGCGATCCCGCTTCGGAACTTTGCCATCAGGCATACGAGAACTTCGAACGTCCAGCGGTCGGAATGCTCCCCGACGCCGATTGGGACCAGGTTGGCCAGCTCTGCCCAAAGAATGCGATGACCAACGCGCATGCTTTTTGGCGGTGCGCCGAGAGGGCCGGTATACTTCGGCTCTTTCGCGCGGGCGCGAGCGCGCTCGGGATGGCGAACGTGAGATCCGCGAGCCTTGAGCACACGACTGGAAGTTCTAGGCCGTGGCATCGCAATTTGGGTCCAATTTTTGTGAAACGGAGACGCGCGCGGAAAGCTGGACACCGGTCGCGCGCCGGGGAGTCTCCGAAGCGCGACCCCCACTCCCCCTGGCTTGCCGATCGCGCGCGGTTTTCTTGGCGTGGCAGTCTACTCCCAATCCTTGGAGGTTCTCCTGATCGAAGAACAACTCCGCATCGCCGCCGTGTTGCGCAACATACTCTTCTGCCGGCACCACATGATCTGCCAGCGCCGACGGCTCGCGGCCGCACTCTTTGCACAGCGGGTCGCGCGCAATGATCTCGCGGCTGGTAAAGCGCCATCGCCGCGTGCCATACAAGCGCCGCACCGGATCGCTGGCGCGCGCGGCGTCGTAGGCTTGCGTCGCACGCCGCGGCTCCCCCAGATGCGCCGCGCAGAACCGCTCCGCGGTAAGTGCTCCACACTTCGCACAAGGACGTAGCGCTCTCGCCGGCATCACTTCATTCTTTCCAGAACGATCTTCAGCAACTCGATCACGATCGCGAACTGCGCCACCACCGCCGCCGTCAGCACGCGCGTCCAAATGCGCTGATCGCGCAGCGTTCGCTGCATGCGGTCTTTCTCGATCAGCAGCTTCTTCGTAAAGCTGTGCAGCACGTTAACGTCGTTTTGCAGTTGCAGCGGCGTCCGCGGTTTCGTGTAGTCGTAGCGGATCCCATTGCGCTGCACGTAGTACTGAAACTCACCGGGAGTCTGAATCTCCGCGTCTGGCACGTTGCCCTGCGACGAAGGTTTGGGAGTCATGCAGCAAAAACGCGATTGCCAGCAGCGCCGACGGCGAAAGCCGGTCTCCGCCTGGCGCGTGGCGAATGCTCGCAAGATCCGCGAGCAGTTGCAGATATTCCACCTGAGAGCATCCCGCGGCGATGCCGTCCATTCCTCACGCCGAGAGCGCCTTGGACTGTCGCTCGCGGAGCGCTTTCGCTTCTTGCCTCGCGTAGTTAGCCCACTGAACGCCGGGTTGCGAAAACAACGACCGCGTGGAGACGCGAATCCGGCGCCGGTGGTGCCGGGCATAGCAAGTGCGGTCGCCGGCCATGGGAACTTCGTAGTGCAGCCGTTGCGGAGCGAGCATAGGGTTCTGCGATCGCCCGAAGGGAATCAGGTTGCTGAGTCCGATCGACTCCATCTTCTCTACGCTAATCTTCTCTACGCGAACGGGAGGCAGCATCTGGATCGCTTTGCGCCCGCTCGCAATGACGATGAATTTCGCGCGGCCGTTAAGAACGTCCTCCTGCGCGCGCTTGTTGGAGATCGGATACAAACGGCGATCGATGGCAGGATTCGAATCCCACGCGTAAACGCTGGTGCTCATAAGCAGGATGAAGAAGCGAGGCGCACTTTTCCCACGAGGTGTAGGAGCTGCTTTCGCGCGCGCTCAGGCGCTGAAAAAACTCAGGAGGATGGTCTGCAGCTCGCGTTTGGGTGAAGCAGGGCGCGAACGCCGGCCACGATGGGGATTGTGCCAGTTCGGGAAGGCTACCGCGAAGTTACTAAGGTGCCAGCATCATCGAGAAAGAGAAAGCACGCATCAGCGCGGGTACGGCACAATGTCGATCGACTCCACGTCGCCGGCCATGCCGATCGCCATGAAGTCCTTCATCTGGGAACTATATACATAACTCCCTTTCCCACTCCCAGATGCCAAGGTGTCCCGTAGCAGCCGGATGATCTTTGACTATCTCGACGAACTCCAGAAACCACGCGAACCGTCCATCGGAATGGGAATTATATAGTTAACTCCCTATCTCCTTTGAAATCGAACACTTCCTGAGAAAGCCGCTTGGCCGCGATTTCGCAGTACTTTTCCTCTATCTCTATGCCGATGGCGCGGCGATGTAATCCCTTAGCTGCTAACAGCGTCGTTCCGCTCCCACAAAAAGGATCGAGAATAATATCCGCCGATTCTGACCACCATTTACAAAGCCAACTCACATGGCTGAGTTTGCGCGGACAAGGGTGAGCGGCTTCTTTGCCGCTAGAACTCGAGTCCCTGAACATGCCGGGAATAACAAACTGTCCGGGAATCACGCGGGGAGGCTCGCCGAATAAATAGGCTGGCGTTACCCCATCCAACAATCTTCCTTTATAGTGCGGCCGAGAAACATCCAGCCAACACAGCCGAAAGAAATCCCATTCGACAGGGACCGCAAGAAGAAAGCGCGGGTCGGAGTCCACGCCTAACT